CGATTGACGGGGATTATCGATACAAAAAATCCACGTGGGACCAAAGAAGAAACCTCGGTTGATTTTTCAGGACGTGGCATGACCGGACAATTATTAGATTGTTCTATTGGACAAAATATTCATCTGGACTATACCCTGCGAAATGAAGCGATATTTCAACTCAAACGATTTAATTTTAAATCCCCGTATGTCATTGACAACTGGAATGAGAAAAAGAAATTATCTCAATATAATTTGGATAAAAAAAAATCCACCGGCGGACAGGTTTTAACGGTCAAAGGAACCGGCGCAGATACATTGTTTGCTTTAGACTCACCCCGCAAAAAATTACAGAGTCATCCTGAAATGAAAGTCTGGGATTATCTGGAACAATTTACCCGTCAAGATAATTTATTAATGTTTGAATCACCGGATGGATTATTAGTCATTACTAAGCCAGATTATAAACAGGATGTCAGTTATAAAATTTATAGATATTTGCCTCAAAGTGATAAATTATCAACCGGAAATCCTGAATTAAATAATATTTTAGACGGGGTATTGGATGAAAATACCCATGAGAGATATTCAGAAATAACCGTATTGGGACAAACTCCGATAACTCCCACTATCAATGCAGACGGGACTTTTAGTTATCCTGCATATGATGAGAATAACTGGAATATAAAAGCGACTGCTTATGATGAAGAAATTAAAATCTATCGTCCATTAATTATTGAAGATTGCAATATCATTGATACGGCACATGCACAAAAAAGAGCCGATTATGAAATCGCTCACCGGAAAATCAACGGGTATTTATTACGATATGTTCTGGAGTCCCATTCATTGAATGATAATACTTTTCAGATTGACACTCTATGCGAAATACAGGACGATTATCTGGGAGTTTACGGGACTTTTTATTTGACGGATTTAGAATTTAGTAGAGCACCCGCACCGCAGGGAACTCGGACAGTTATCACATTAAGAAAGATGGGGATATTATGACCTCTCCTGAATTAGAACAAATATTTAATTATATCTATCACCGGTTATTGCAAAAAGGTTTCCGGTTCCCGCAACGTTCCACCATTTCAGAAATTAATAATGCGTATGCGTTGGCCGGAAAATGCTTGCCGGATGAAATCATAAGCCGGATAGAAATGTTTATGCAGTATGGTTTTCAATCCCGACCATTAGCCGATGCACAGGCGATATTAAATTTTTTGGGAGGGAACGCCAATAATCCGATAGCCTTAGCCACATTCGATAGAAATTTTCCCCCGCCGGAATTAGAAATCGGGGAAGTAGTTTTATATGATAAATTTGGGAATCGTTTGCATTTATCAGAAAATTTACGTATAAATATAGGGGATATGGACGAAAATTTGACAGCAGAAAATGCAGTGATAAGAAAATCAGATTTGGATAAAGCCATTAAGGAGCATCGCCATGGAGGAATTGCATTGGGAATTAATAATACACTAGGTGGTGATAATGGCGGTTCTGGTTCATTCGTTACAGGTCAATATTCCACTACAGTCAGGGCGAAATAATGTTATTTAAAAAAGGTGATATTGTAAACCACAAAAGTAATCAATTTATTCAGATGATAGTAATTTCAACCTATGAAATTGACGGACAAAAGATGGTTGATGTTCGATATATTAATTCAGAACATGTCTTAATTATTACATCAGTTTGTGAATTTGAACTGGAATTATTTATTGAAAAAGAAAAGACAGGATTTATAAATGGCTGATAAAGCATTTCAGTCTTTTTTTGGTATGGCACAATTTGGAGGGGTCATGTTCTCCGAAGTAGGAGACGATTTAACCCCAATAGCCGTATCCTCCGTTCCAGTTCCCGAATATACCGGACGGGATTTTTATTTGGAACCGCAATCCTTTGATGATACCGGACAATTTATCGGGGGGGATTATGTTTTAGATTCAGTCGGTCAATTCCAACTGGTAGATAATATTACCAATGCAATTTTTCTTTCCCTGATGTGTGACGCTAAAAATTATGAAAACCCGAATGATAAACAAAATATCGGTTGGTGGGTGGACCCCGAATCGGGATCATTGCTTTACCTTTTGAAACGAACCAAAGCTACGATGGATAAACCTCGGAAAGCAGAATTATATATTTTAACGGCATTAAAACCCCTGGTATCTAAAGGACTCATAAAAAAATTCACAACCAACCCGTTAGATGTAAATGGATATGTAACCGCTTTTTATAATTCCCAGACACAACCGGATTTTAAAGTAACTCGAAGATTAACCATTGGAATCAGGATATTTGATATTTCAAAAAATACCTATCGTAATTTTGTCAACTGGCCAAATGTGGGGTAGAATATCAGGCTATGAGTTTACAAATTCCAACTCGTGATGAACTCTTTAATACCTGCGCAACTGTTATCGAAAATTTAATCAACGGGATTGATGCAAGAAATAGATTTTCCGATGTCTTTAAAAAAATCAAAATGTGGGTGGAGGGATTATACGGACTTTATTTCAATTTAAAATATGTATCCAAACAAATATTTGTATCCACTGCCAGCGGACTTGAAGATAATAACGCTCCCTATCTAGATATTCACGGGAACGAATTTGCGCTTCCCCGCAAACCTGCGGTCGGTTCAGCCGGTATCGCTTTCATAGAAAATTCTGTAGCGGATACTGTGATTCCTACCGACAGCGAAATGACTTCAACCGATGGATTAATTTTTAAAACTTCCCAACAATATCAAATTGCAACGGGAAAGACTACGATTTATGTAAACGTGGAATCGGTTTCAACTGGATCGGCAACCAATAAAGCTATCAATACTATTTTAACGATTCAATCTCCCACTACCGGATTGGCTTCAACGGCGAAAATTACAACCGCATTAACCGGCGGAGCGGATATAGAATCGGATGCAAGTTACCGAACTAGAATTTTAAATCGAAAACAAAAACCGCCCGCCGGTGGAAATAATAATGATTTCGCTACCTGGGCGAAAGAGGTTCCTGGTATCGGTTTTGGAAAAGCGATCAATGGAGCCAATCGCCGAGGATTGGGAACGGTTGATGTTGTAGTTATGGCAGAGGACGGGGAATTACCGAATGTTGAACAAGTCCCGTTGGCCACTGCACCTGCATTTGCCGGACAGCAATCAGATTTTACATCGGATACAATTCATGGGACTGTCTGGAGTTATATTGATGTCAGACGACCGCTTGGTTGGGATTCCGGTGAAGGATTACATGTCTATGCTCCCAAAATAAGGGAAATAAATATTGATGTTCAAGCCGAAGCATTATCCGGTTTTGAATTTGATAATATCGCAGGACAGAGAACAATCGGAAACGGGTCAACGGTGAATCGAATTATTATGACCGATACATCCAATTTATACGCCGGGCAAAATGTAATTATTAACGGGGAATTAAAAGTAATTCAAACAGTTACAGCCAATCAATATATCGATTTAGCCAGTAATTTATCTACTGCACCTTTACAAAATTATATTTGTTTTGGAACACTCACAGTAAAAACCGGATCAACAGTAAATAATATTATTGTCAATACAATTTATTGTGATTTGGCAAATATTCAAGTCGGTATGAAAGTAGTAATTAATGGCGAAGAACGGGAAGTTATATCGGTTGATTCCGGGACAGATTCATTTGTATTAGACGATGATTTGTCTATCAGTCCAACCCCCGGTGATGTGATTTATCCCGGTGGGTTATTATTCGATACGATTTACGAAAAGATTCAAATTTATTTTAAGGGTAATGATGCAGAAATAAATCCACTGTACCCGCTTGAACCTTTTATCCGGTCACGTTGTCAAGATTTAATTGATGACGGTGTTGGAATTTTCCAGGCGAATATTTCAGACCCCGGCGGGAATGTAAACGCAGTTGACCAATATTTTAATGATACCCCGGTGGATGCAATCGAAGTTATCCGGCTGGGAGTTTTAACCGTCTTACCGATAGGGAAAGTTTAAATGCCTACACATTCCGATTTATTAATAAAATTAAAACCTCCCGGACTGGGATATACCGATGAACCGGAAGGATTGGTTAATCTGGAATTATCCGCACAGGGAGCCATGCTGGATAATATTTCTGCGGATATAAACGGATTGCTCGTTGAAATGTTCCCGGATACTTGCACAGCAGATACGATTGAAGACTGGGAAATTGAATACGGGATACCGGTTAATACTGATAAACCCATTCAACAAAGACGACAACTCTTGATGTCTAAATTTCTTGCCAATCCCGGCGGGATAGATAAACTTTCCATTCAAAGAATCCTCTTCCCGTTTTTTGGTTATCTGGTGGATATTGAAGAAAATAAATTATTTAGAACGGATTCCCCCGGTTCATTGACCGATGATGATTTATTGGTGGAGCCGGAAAGCGAAGTATTCCGTTTTACAATTCATATTTACGGGGAGAAAGTTACAACCGGCGGGTATTTGATTGCCGACGTGAGAAATGTTTTGGATGAAGCGATTCCGGCATGGACAGATTATCTTTTATTATTTGACGATTTTCTGACAGATGATTCAGAAAGTTTAACCGATACAGCCGGGGATGTTTTGACAGTATGATAAATAAAAACTATAATCTACAAAAGGAGAATTTATGAATAAATTTAAAATCGCTTTGATTTCTTTCACGCTGGGAATATTTATTATTTCTATTCTGGGATTAATGACTTCCCGGATTCAAACTTTTGCACCTTCACAACAGGTTCCTTCTGCAACATTAAATTCTATGCAGGATGGAACCATAAGTATCTCTACCGCATTTATCCGGCATAATGAAATTATCGCCGGTGGAAGTTGGGATGGTTCATTGACCAATGACTCAACTTCGGGATATATTACCTTGCCCGGACAAACTACAGCTTTTACGGGTCACATGAATGTATTTTTTCAATGGCGAGATATTGATGTTGGCGGGGGTCAAAAAGCAATTCTGCAAAATTCTACAGATGGTTCAACTTGGTTTGGATTAGCCAGTACGCAATCATTTCAAACAACTGCATTTATCGGTGCTCGTGCAGTTGATACTCATTATTCTGTGGAATTTTCCGGTACATTTACAGCCAACCGGACAACCTACAGAATTCTTTGTGATGAAGGTTTATTGCTGGCCAACGGAACTCATTTCGCTTGGTGGATGCAGCCCTCTTGGTAGGAAAATTAATCATAATAGCGAAAATATCAGGAATCATTTTAGGATATTTATTTATGATATTAATTGCATGGAGCCTGATTTGAAAAAATATATTATCCTGTTGTTATTAATTCTCATCCCGATTATTTCTCAATCTTCAACGGATACGGTCGCCGGAAATATTCCACAGGATTGGTCCAACTCTACGATATTAACTTATTCCTGGGCGACTTTAAATACGGGGGGCATTGCGGGAATGTATGTCGCATATGCACTTTATCCGTCCTATTGGACGGCAACCAGTTATCAAACTCCATTGGTAATCTGGGATATAAAAACAACATCCGTTTCAATTAATACCGTTGTATTTTCTTTGCAAACCGGGATCCCTTTTCAATTTCATGTAAGAACGTATAATCAATCATCAGCTCTTTGGACTCAATCAACCGGGTCACGCTGGCTTTATTGCACTCTGGAAGTTCCTAATTCTGTTATTCCTTCGGTGAGTTCTACGCAAGGTGATACAACTAATATTTTATTTTCTTTTTCAACCTCCACAAATTTCTGCCCGATAGCATTTCAAATAATTACTCTGGATACCACAACTTCCACCTGGATTAGTTTTTATACAACCTATCAATTTGCAGTTCCTTCAACCGGGACATTTATCATCTATTCGAAAACTCGGAATCTTGCCCTCACCGAATCCATATGGTCAGTGAATACGATTTATTCCGACCCAATTTACGGAATTATCCCATCCCGGCCCTATCTGGTACATTGAGCCTGGGAAAATCCATCTCAGGATAGCCCACAATCGATTTTAATTGGAAAGTAGTAATAAGCTATATCTCAAAAAATAATCGTTTAAAACGAACTTTTAATATAACTCTAACAAAACCAATGTTATATAAATAGACGTTTTTATAATTCAAAATATCGTAAAATCATAACATCAATTAAATCAATGATGTATAATTTAAAGATTTCCCAGATTTTGTCAAACATTGTTGCTCAATGTTATCATGGTTTATACTAACATTTGTTACTATATTTAGTTTAAGATTTTATGTCGATTTTCCTTGACAAACAATGTAAACAATGTTATCATTAATTATGATGAAAAAAGACAATAAAGAGAATAAAAACAAAATCGTAGGTATTCGGTTCACCGAATCCTACTATGAAAAAATCCAGAAATTAGCCAAACAAGAAAAAAGGAATCTGGCTGATTTTATCAGAATGCAAATTGAGAAATTGATTCCACAATAATTTTTTTGAAACAATATGAAAACATTGTTTAACAAATCCCAAAAGAAAAGAGGTGGAGAAGATGGCAAGATTTAGCCAAAAAGCTTTTTTAGGACTGGTTGGTAAAAGAATTATTCATCGTAATGAATGCAAGAGGTATATTTGTGATTGCTTAAATTTACCTTATGAAATGAAAGGGACGGGAACCCTTAAAAAGACAATCATCGATGAATTAAAAAAACGCAAAATTTACAATGGTAGAACTTCGTGGAGGAAAATCGCACAATCATTGGGCATGAAAAATACCACGAAGAGAACCCATAGATTTATTGACCAAAATGGAATAATTGATTGTAGTAATTAACCATACAATAATGGGCGAATGAAATTAATCTGAAAAATGATGCTGAATTTGGCACCTGTTGCCCACAATCTGATTCTGAATGGAAAAAAGGGGGTATGACTTCAATAACGAAAGAGGCAGCCCAGAAATTGTATGAAATCAACATTTCTCCGGAACTACCGGAAATATTGATATAGTGTAGTCCAATCAAGCCCTCTGGAATCAGAGGGTTTTCTGGAATACATTTTGCAGAAAAGAGGTGAACAGTTTATGGAAACATACCAATCCAAAAAAAACGATATAGCATTTTCCGAATGTCCAATTTGCGATAGACAATTTCCATCAAATGACTCGACTTATTTGGACATGCAATCACATTTAAACCATAAACACTGTGCAGACATTGATGATTATTTTGAATTTGATGAGGATTAACCCGTCGACAAGGCATACAGTGTAATAGAAACACGATTAGTAAAAACGTTTAATCGCAAGACGAATCAGATTATATTTCTGAATCAAGCAAAGTTTGCATTTTTAGTAAAGAATAATTGGGTAAACTGGAAATTAATTGATTCAGAAATTGAGTCAAAATTTCAGGAATTATTAAAAGAAAGAAAAATAAAAAATGAAACTCCTGTTTGAAAATAATAAATATATCTGCCAATCCCGATTTGAGGAAAAGGAAATTCCCAAAGAGGCCGGGTTCTCTTGGGATAAATCCGGAAAATACTGGTGGACATCCGACCCGGATAAAGCATTAATTCTGATTCAATTTGCCGATGAA